GATGTTGTTGCTCCTTTTTCATCTGGCTTATAAACTCCTAGTTCAATTAATTTAGCTCTATTATTTAAATGCTCTAATTTAATATCCTGCTTGCTTTGGCCTTTGTATTTAACCGCCATATAGTTTTTAATCATTTGTTGGTTAATATCTATTTTATCCACGATAACTGATGCCAAAACCCTGCCGAATTTACCTTTAGAGTCTTTTAGTTGCGTCTGTAAGATGACGTGTTTGCCATTTGATATGGCGTCTTGTAAAAACTTAGCGGCTAGCTTACCTCTAGCTTTTTCGTCTTTGTCGCGAGTGCGAGACTCGGGAGTGTCAATGCCGTATAAACGTACGCGACACTTGTAAATGATATCAAAGCCAAGATCCAAGTCAACGTCAATAGTATCACCATCAACAACTCGAGTGACTTTGCAGCCATACTCGTACATTATTTTTTCTTACGAGGTCGGCCTCTTTTTTTTGGAACCTTCGTATAAGCTTCGTTTACGTCTGGGGTGCTAGGATCGTCAGCAACGTATCTGCCTTTGGTATTCCTGGCCCTAACAGTTTCCATTTCCTTTTTAAAAAGACTAGGTAGTTCTGCTGAACTAAGAGGAGTAAAAAAATGTAATACTTTTTTAAACCAGCTCATATTATTTTTTAAATTTAGATACTGCTTTTTTCCAAAGCTCGGGTTTAAATCGTCTAACAGAAAGTGCTACGACTACTGCAATAATTACTAACGGTATTAATATATCCATACTAAGCTCCTTTAAAATATGCTGGCAATCCAATCATAGGTCTGCCGTCATATTTGTTGTTTTTGGCATTTTTGCCACTAGAGTCATTATAATGCAAAAACACTTGTCCGCAATCCTTACCTTTAAATGGTTCACGCCAATGCTCAAGATCGCAACCTTGATACATAAGCATATCGCCTGGTTTTAAATTTACTTCTACACCATCCTTGCCTTCTTTGCCTGAAGGTTCTAAGAATATAGGCCAATCATCACCACCTAGATTCATAGTAGTAGAGATCTCACATGAGTATCTGTCTTTGTGTCTTTTTAGCTCGTCACCTTTTTTATAGATTCTTGCGTATGAATAAGTTTCAGAAAGTTTAACTCCTGATTCTTTTTCCATTACAGGCTTAACTTTTTGCAACAATGTTTCCATTACTATGTCTGCGTAATGTGAATATGTTTCAGGTATTTGTGTATCGTTCCATACCCCAAAGTATTCAGTAAAACCTGAAATATATTTTTCATCAAACAAATGTCTTGCTACTGCTCGTTTGTTTAAAAAGTATTGATAACAAAAATCTGCTAGTTCTTTTGATATAGCACTTTTAATTACTTGATATTTATTTTTTTTAAAACTCATCTAAATGGATATCCTAAATTCCAACACACCAAAGAATGTCGCATTCCTTTGGTTACTGGTTTAACTCGATGCCAAACAAAAGATGGAAAAATAATCACGCTACCTTTTTTTCTAATTTCTTGACATATTCTTGGCTGTGAACCTTTATCTGTATTTCTAAAATCAAACTCTAAATCACCACCCTCGTATTCATCAGGGTCAGTAAGCGATACAGTCATACTAAGTTTTCTTAACTTACCATGTGTATTAGCATTATCAGGTTGGTTATAAGGTTCTTCGTATGAGTCACAATGCCAATCGTAAAATTGACCTTTTTTGTATTCAGTAAATTGACAAGACTCTGACCAATCCCATTCAAAATTCCAATCAGCACTAGCGTTTGCTTGATGTATGTAGGGTTGTATTTCTTTGTATATCCATTGGTCGTTCATCCACACAACATCAGACTTGCGTTTCTTTTGAATGTTTTTAAGTTCTATTTTGGTAAGTGTTTTTTTTTCAGCATTACCTGTAAGGGCAGTTTGTTTTTCTTGTTCTTTGCCATAACGAACTATGTCATCGCATATTCTTTCAGGTATTACAGATTGAAAGTACCAGTAGTACCATTTTAAATTCATAGGTAAAATTATACCTTATTTACACCCAATCATCTGCTTTGATTTGTCTAAATACAGTTCTAATATCCCAAACACTTGATGCAAGAGTAATATTAACTGCTGGTTGTTTTGTAATAACAACTCCTGAACCACCTGTTGTTGCTGATGGAGATATAGTTGGTGTACCTGCTCCACCGCCTCCAACTGTAATTGTATAAGGAGTGCTTCCTACTACAGTTAAAGTAGATTCAGCAGAACCTCCGCCACCTGAACTTTCACCAGGGACAGAACAACGATAGCCACCTGCTCCTCCTCCGCCTCCAAAGTTTTGATTGGGGTTTGAATCTTCACAAAAACCACCTCCGCCACCACCAGTATTAGCAGAGCCTACTGTAGCAACAGTTCCAGGCCCACCTCCTTGAGTGCTTCCGCCTGTACCACCGCCACCAGGTCCACCTGTACCTGTGGCAACTATTCCAAAATAGTATGATCCGCCTCCTCCTCCGCCACCTCTAGTAACAGCCGAGCCAGTTATGCTACTTGCTACTCCAGCACCCCCATTACCACTTTTTGCAGCAGGAGATGTTGCAAAATCTCCACCTGCTGCTCCTGCTCCTCCTCCACCACCAGCCACATCTGTTCCTGCTGTAGCTGCTCTTGCACCATCGCCACCTGGAAAACCTTGATTGCTAGTTCCTGCACCTACAAGATGTCTGCCTCCACCGCCGCCAGACCCTCCTGGTTGATTGCCTGGGTTTGGAGTAAAAGTACCTGTATCTCCACCGCCACCACCAGTACTGGTTATAGTTGTAATAGGTGTACCTGCTATAGAAGAAGCTGAACCTCTAGTTCCAACTGTCATTGTTCCTGCATTAGTTCCACCTCCACCACCGCCACCTGCAATTATTAGATATTGAAGTTGAGTTGTGTATTGTGCTGTGGTTAAAGCTCCACTTGAGTTAAATGTAGTAATAACTGCATCTTGAGATACAGCGGTTACTGATTGTACTGCTCCGATTAATCTTGGCATATTACACCCATGTTCCTGCTTTTACATTATTGTATAGAGCTTCCATGCTCCACATTCCTGATGCGGTAGTTACTGCATTTTCTCTTATAATAACTACTCCTGAACCACCACCGCCTCCATAACTTTGTGGAAAACTATAACTTGCACCACCACCGCCACCGCCTGTGTTAGCTGTTCCAGTACCACCAGTTCCAGTAGGAGGTCCACCACCTGCTCCACCGCCACCAGCACCTCCTGATGATACTGATGCAGGAAAAAATCCTCCACCACCGCCACCACCGCCTCTTGTGACATCTGAGCCTGAAATTGTTGAAGGTGAACCTGCTCCGCCATTACCACCACCATCAGCAGAACCATTTGCTCCAGCAGCACTAGCACCACCACCACCGCCTGAATCTTCTTCACCTGGAACTCCAGCAGCAGTAGCACCTAATCCACCAGGATTACCCTGTGAAGGACTTACAGGGGGAACATTACCTGAACCACCTGTAGCGTTAAAGTAGCCACCACCACCTGAACCACCTGACACACCTGATTTTGATGTTCCTGCAGGGTCAGGGTTATTTGCCCTACCTCCGCCACCGCCACCAGTTGATGTGAGTGCAGAACTTGCACCTAATACTGAATTACTGCCATCTGCTCCTTTTGTACCTGAAGTTGCTCCTGCGCCACCTGCTCCAATCGCAACTGGAAAACCACTTGATGGTATTGGATGATTAGAAATTTCTCTATAACCACCTGCTCCTCCTCCGCCACCAAGCGTACCTCCGCCACCTGCTCCACCTGCAATAATTAATACATCTGCTTGGACAGAAGCTGCTTGTGCTGTGAATGTACCACTTGAATTAAATGTAGAAGTTCTTGCTGCTTGAGTAGCAGTTGGATTGTCTTTTCCTACTATACCGCCATTTAGATCAGCCATGGCTAGACCTCATTCCACTCAGTATTAGTAGCATCCCATTCGTAGTTAGTTATAGTTTCGTTATTATCACCTGTAAAAGTTTTACCTAACCATTTTTGATTATCTTCATCCCAAGTTATTTGAACAGGATTAGAGCTAATTTCATTTACATTAGGATAAGTAACTGGAGCTTTCCAATCATCGCTAGAATCTAGTGACCAAGATGCAAAAGGTTTTGGTAATATAAATTTGTTTTTACTAGCATCATAAGTACATCCTATACCTGCATATTGTTTTCTAAAGTTATTGTTGTATGAAGTTTGTTTCCAAGATGCTCCACCTGTTCCGTATGGAACAATAGATGCTACGAATGTTTCTGCATCTGCGTGTTGATCGCCACCATTGGCATCTACATCATCGTTAGATATTACTATTACTCGTAATACTTCGTTGCTTGAATTAAGTTCT